TTTGTAATCATTACAATTTGTTTCTCCTCCTAAGTAAACCGACACGGTAGCTTTGCCGTTTTGCGGTATTACCTCATCTATATCGCTTTCTGTTCCGTATAATGGATATAGAGTAGAATTAGCGCAAAGATAATCCGTCATTCGTTTACTAAAAAACTCGGCTTTATCCTTAAACCTATTCTCTATTCGGCTTAATTCTTTTGTTCCTATCGGTTGGGCGTTGTCGCTTGACTTCTTAGAAACGTTTTTATTTCTAAACTCGTATAATAAAGGAATTTGTACCTCGTACATAACCCAATATAAAAGTGCATCACTAATATAATCCTCTATTAAAGTTTGGTCATCACCCGCAATAGTTCCCGCAATTACTTTAGTAACTAAATCATTATAGAGTTTAGTACCTAGTAAGTTCTGTAAGTGTTGTATTTGACAATGCCAAACAGTCGACTGAATTTTCTTCCAGTCTATATTCTCGTCTAGTGGCGAATTTTCTTTTATGAATTTTTCGCTTATAAATAGTCCTCTCATATCTTATATTATTTAAACCTTACTAAACGTTGTTCCCAAATGTGACGACAAAACGGCGTATTAACATCATTTTTAGGGTTATGATACCAACCTCCACGGGCGCTAAATACGTTAGACCCTTGACCGTTATTTAAGTTGTTAATTTCTGCCCTAGTCCATGATTTATTTTGCGATTGTTGCATTAAATCCTTACAAAAATCTCTACTACTTCCACCAGCTACTAAAGGCGGGGCATCATTACGTAATTTATATTTATAAACTACAAACACCTCATTTTGTCTAATTTCGCTCTCTCCTTTTGGTGTTACTTCTCCCTCACTATTAATTAGTTCCTCCTCAATCAATTTAGCGTTAATATCTTCAATCTCCGACACGCTTTTATTCATTTGGTCGGCTATATCCTTAATCGGTGTTTTAAGTGCTAATAAACTAAGTATCGTTATATCCGATTTACTAGCGAAATAATCAGCTTTAAACTTGTCGGCTAATTTGTTAGCGTCTGGAATATTTAAGGCGAATAAGTCACGGCTATCTAATAACTCTAAATCGCTATCGTTAACCCCGCAACTTGCAAAGTACTGTTCAAAACTAAACACTTTATCGTTACTAAAGTCACTTTTTAACGGCTTATATCCAGCCTTTTCTCTTAGTTCGTCTTGTGTTAATATCTGTAAAAGTGTTTGCTCGCTTAAAGGGTTCGTTATAACCTCTAAACTAACTATACTTAGTTCCTCTGGTAGTCCATTATATCCCGCAACCGAGTTAAAAAACTCCTCTAATACTTTTTGTTCGCTATCTACGTAAGTATTTTGGAACATTTCCGAGGCTATTCTAATCTCGTCCGCATTATTATTAAACCCGTTAGAGTCACTAATCCCAATTATACTAGGGTTAAATTGGTGACCCGTGTATATTTCGCCTTGAATCTGTTTATTAAGGTTAATATATCTTTCGTCTTGTCCGTTTGCTGGTAATGCCGTAACCTCTACCCCGCTATCTTTATCCTCATTAAATGACAATATAGGCGCTCCCGCATTGTCTGAGCCGTGTTTAGTTTGTTTCCAACGTTTCTCAATCTGTGCTTTTTGTCCCTCTGTTGGTTCACCGTTATAGAAGTTAACTAAAAACGAACCACTAAAACCGTTCTTTACATTGTTTAAAGTGAAATTACTTATTTCGTAATCGGCTTCTATGTAAGGAACTGCACCAATATAATCTGGTAATGGGTATTCTTGTAAGTCTGGTCTATATTCTTTATAATAAACAATATATCTTTTATTGCTATCTATATCGTCTTTATCCCAAGTGAATAGGTAAAGCTCCTCAAAATCCTCGTTATCTTGTGGGTTTCTATTACTCCAATCACTTGTATAACCGTACTTTAAAGGGGATTTATTACCCTCTTTATCTGTTACCGTTTTGTATTGTCTAACTTTACTAAAGTCAATATGTGACAAAGTTATATTTTCGGAGTCGTTAGATGTGATTATCTCACACGCAAAACCACCAAATACCGTTCTATCTAGCGATAAGTCCCTAGTAATTTTAGAATGTTCTAGCTCCTTAATAAACGCTTTTAAACTAATTCTTTGCTCAAACGTCAAACCGTTATTGTCAAACGTCCAACCTTGCCCAACGATATACTTATTTTTACCGTTTATTATTGCGTTGTTCTTTGCACTACGGTTATATAAATATAATAAATAATCGGGGTAACGGTTTTTCCATTCCTTATCGTAACCATATTGCACAAAATCATTAGACTTTAATTCCTTAAATTCTGGCGGTTTATGTGCATCAAATTTAGTTACCTTACCCGTAGCACCGTTTAAAAAATAATTACTCATATACTGTATATTTAACGTCAAACTCATAACTAATATAATTAGAGTCTTGCGTTCCTTTTAGTGTCATAATACCACGTTCAACAATAGTCAACCCCGTTGGGTCTAAATTCGTGTCGCTTGCTTGCTCATAAATATAATAATGATACCTACCCGACAAGCCTAAAATTATCTTACTATTAAGCGGGTCGTCTACACCCTCCGTAATATCAAATAAGTTGAACCGTTTCTTTTGTTCTGTGGTTGCTAAATCTTGACAAATTAAAAAATAATCTTCCTTAGTTTGGTCACTCGTAAACTGAAACAAATAGTTAGCGTCCGTTATGGTCGTCTTTTCTGTTAAAGTTAAAGTGATATTACTATTTGTTTGATTCTTTTTTAACTGCATCTTTTTTAGTCTTTGGTTCTACTTCAAAAATTGGTAACCCTAATTTTTTATAAAGTTTTTTACTCTTAGTGTCGTCTTTAATTATACCATCAAAAACCCCTTTCATGTAAAACTTTGAACCTAAATAAAATTCTTTAATCTTCATATTACAAAGATAATAAAAAAGGGCAGAATTAACCACCCTTTTAAAGTTAATATTAAGCTATTAAGCTACTGTTAATCCAGCAACTACGGTAGCGTCTACCGTATAAGGATAATCTTTTTCTTTAGATGTGAAACCTAAAGTATATCCGTTTAAATCACCACTCGCTTTACCCGTTGCGCTTTGGTTTGTTCCACCCATTTTCTCCGCTCCAGTTGTAAGACCCATGATGTGCCAAGTGTCGTTCATATCTTGGTATAAAACTACTACGGGTTTTCCCGCTAATAATTTCATCTCTACGTTTTTCTCTTTAGTTAACTTATTTAAAGTGAAGTTCATAACCGTTTCGATAAACGTTGTTCCCGTTTGGTCGTCATGTGTTTCCGTCGATACTGCGTCTGCAATCTCTTTCTTAATTTTGTACTCGTAAAAGTTTGTAAGTGCTACTTGTGTAAGTGCGGTTACTTCCCCAGCCGTTACGGTATAAGAATCTACATTTTCCCATTGAGAGATTTTAATAGAACCTAATTTAATTCCGCCAACTGAATCGTCACACTCAAAATCAAAGCCACTTGTTAAAGGACAAGCCATATTTTTTTAGTTTTAAAAAAAGGGTGATAGCTAAACCACCACCCTCTTAGATTATTAATTTATTTTATTTTACTCTAATTAAGGTACTAAAGTAAATTCTACAATCTCGTCTGGAAATGCAACTTGTACACCTCTTTTGAAACAAACGTCAAAGAAAATAGATTTGTTAGTAGTAGGGTTTAATCTAACTTCTAAGTTATCCTCTTCACTATCTCCATCCATTCCGATTGTGATATTATCGTCTGCCGATAAAACCATTCTATCTACACCCTCTAAACCAATAGTTGGTCTAATAGTTAAATCAGTTCCGTATAATTTTACTTGTCCGTCATCTCCATTATAGTGAAATAAGTTAGCATTTTTAAGTGCTACTACATACAATCTATAATAAGAAATTGGCATCCACAAAGATAAGTTTGTTTTCTCTTGGATATTAGCTGGGATAGATAACCACATAGCGTCTAAAATAGCTAAGATATTCGCCGCCGTTACTCCCGTTGCAACTGTTACCGCTCCCGTGTTTCCGTCAATCGCCGTACCTGCTCCATCAACAATCTTTAAAAGACCGTCATAGTACGAAAGGTTATTTGTTCCCGATAAAGTATCACCTTGAAAATCTGAAATTGCTAACTGGTTTTGAATAGAGTTCATTTTCTTTTCCATGTAAACCGACTCGATAGGTGCTGGAATTTCTTGTTCTCCCGCACAACCTTGCTTAACCATTGTTTGCGTCCAAAAACCGTTAAGGTCTTTAATACATAAATCCTCTGCAATCGCAATCGCACCTACTGTAATAGTTCTTTGAGAAAAAGCAGTCGTTCCGCTTGGTGTTCTTGAACAACCATCAGCACCGAAAATAGTGTCAGTCGTTAAAAACTGTAAATTAGAACTTCCTTTAATACCCGTTTGGATATTTACTACCTCTGCCAATCCTCCTACTGCTTGCATCTTTGCAACTAATGGGAAGTCTTGGTCTTCAATATATGCGCTAAGCGCCGTTAAATCAAATGACATAATTTATTTGTTTAAAAATTTATCAAATACGCTTTTAGTTTCTTTTTTACCAAAGCTATTTTTGTTTTCTTTTATAGGTTCTTTTGTTGGAGTCTTTCCGAACTCTTCCACGGCTAACCCCGTTACCTCTTTTAATTC